GTTAACCATGGCGTCGGAATCATCTAAATAATAGATTATTCCGTTAACTGGATCTAGCGCTAACTGTCCTTTGGTGATTATGGGCGTTGGCATTTAAACCTTCCTTTAAATATGTTTTATTAGAAGGTACCACCGTCAATTGTTAGACCATCAACGGTTCCACCCGTAATGTTGACATTGTTAGCATTTTGTAACGCAATGGTACCAAGGCCCAGGGTTGTCCTTGCACTTGAGGCGTCCGCATCGTCCACCAAAGATCTGCCAAAGCTTGTAAAAGTCGCAAGTGCCGCGGCACCTGAGCCGGTAAAATACGGCAGTCTATCTGCGGCTGAAGAAAGACCAGCCAACGCTGCAAGCTCTGCATCGTAAGCTTGAACGTCTGTTCCTATGGCAAGTCCCAAATTTGATCTTGCGCCCGATGCGGTGGTTGCACCAGTTCCACCATAGGCAATTCCGACGGCAGTGCCCTGCCAAGCGCCTGTAGAAATTGTTCCAACGGAAGTAAGAGAAGAATTGGTTATGCCAGAACCAAGCGAATTACCGCTAACAACCGTTGAGCCATTTATCTTATATTCTTTGCCAGAAAGGAGATTCATGTGCTCAGAAGAGGTCCAGGAATCAGTTGAATCAACCCAATTGAATGTTTTGTCGGTTGATCCATCCGCAGATGCCTTGACAGTAATTCCGGCGCCGTCCGCAGATGCATCACTGGGGGATGAAGTATTTGACAAAACTATATTCTTATCTTCTACTATAAGAGTGGCTGTATTTAATGTCGTTGTATTCCCCTGAACAAGCAAATCTCCAGTCACCGTTAGATCATTGGGTATAGTGACATTATCCGGCAAAGAAAGTGTGACATTTCCGCTTGCAGCGGAAACCGCAATTTGATTACCAGTTCCAGTAAGTGAAAGAACGCCAGAATTTGTGACCGTATATGTTCCACCCTCTGATCCGTTGTTGGAAACGGAAATTCCAGTTCCAGCGGCAACAGAACCAACATAGTTGCCAGTTGTATCAGTGCCCAGAGCAACAGAATCTGCTGCAATTGTGGCGGTGAGAGTGGCGTTTGCAAGATCTGTAACCGTTACGTTACCAGTAAGATCTCCAGCAAGAGTAATGGTAAAATCATTGACGTTAAGATTCACTTTGGCGTTCGCATCATCATAAGTTGCGGCAATCCCCAAATGTGAACCATTTGTGAATAGTGCTGCAGATACGTCTTGAGCACTTTCTGTAAAATCGCTGACTTGGCTGGAGTTTATATTGATTGACGAATTTCCGGCAGCAGTTAGTCTTCCTTGTGCATCAACGCTAAAAGTAGACACCACGGCAGCCGTGCCGTAATTACCGGGTGTGACAGCTGTGTTATCAAGATTAATTGTAACCGTATCCGTTGCGGCTGCAATTGAAGTGAGCCCCGTACCACCAGAAATTGTGAGAGTATCAGCTCCTGTTGTAATTGTCTGCGTGCCGCTGTCGCCAGCAACTGTAAATGTAGTTGCAACATTGGAAACTGCGTTGTCTACATAAAGTTTGGTAGCAGCATGGCCGTTTGTGCTCGGAGCGGGAACGGTAACGGTACCAGTGAATGTTTTATTTCCAGAAATTGTTTGTGAATCTGACAGAGTTACAAAAGCGCCAGAACCACCAATTGCTATCGGAGCAGTTGCGCTGCCGCCTGCCCCACCAGTGCCTTCGCCATAATAAAGAATGTCATTAACTTCGTTGAATGCTAGTTCCGCATTTTGCAGTCCTTCTGGTGCGTTAGATGAACCACTTAACCTTCTTTTAATTCTAATTGTATTAGCCATTTAAAAATTGCCTCCATCTAATAAATTTTCTTCATTGTAATTCGTCCAAGCTGTGCCGTTGTAGCGCAAAATTTGACCATATGCTACCGAGTTTATAGTAACATCAACCAATCCATTTAAGAGTGATTGATCAGCAATTTGTGTTTCTGCGCTAATAACTCTGTCTTTTAATGTTAAATGTGATCCAGCTGGATTTATACCCAAAACAGTCTGTATAGCTTCTACGGCGTCATTGATATTTGCGTGCTGAGCATGATGGGGGACGGTGTTGGAATTAAGCGTATCTGACGCGGTTGGATTAATTAAGTTATCTAAAGATCCCGGATATGACGTTGGCATTTAAACCTCTTAAAGGGTTAGGATTTTATTTGAATCATCATTCCAAATTATAGTAATTGGAATTGAGCCAGTATTACTATCAAATGGCAAGCCAGCTGAATTGTCTATATAAAAAATTAATCTTGAACTTTCGTCACTTGCACCCTGTTGAAACATTATAATTGCATCAAATTCTGTACCGTCGTGTTCTGGAATTAAAAGGTCGTCTGCATCCAGTATTCCAAGAGCGGTTGTTACGTTTGTAATCGAATTTGATATTTTTACAATTGCATTTGCCGGAATGTCACTCACAAATTGATCTACCGAAGAATTTGCTGTATATAAAGATTTATTTGCCAAAATTATTTTCAAAGAAGCTCCATTAACATTAATATCCCCATTTAACATTGATTCTTTGGCTTTTTTGTAAATAAAATTTGCCATATTATATACCAACATCTTTGGAAACTGTAATTCTATATTTGTATCCTTTTTGAAAATATTTTTTTCCCTCTGTGAAATAAGAAGGCGTTGCGTCTTCAAGTGATGGAAAGTCAATATATACTTCCGGTTTCCACGAATGCATTTGTATTTTAACTGAGACTGCTTCCCATCTAGATGGAGCTCTTTGTATTTTTTTGCTTTGTACTTTAAAATATTTACTATTGAGAAAATTTGATGCTGGACGAGCATTAAATAAAATGGTCAATCTTCCATTGTTATAACTATTATCAATATAGAATGAACCATTTTTTGGATCTACATCTTTGATATAAAATTCAGGATTTTTAGCTATAATCTGATGAGATGTGTATGCTTCTAATAAAACAGACTTATCTTCAACATATATTTCCTCTAAAACGGGAATAGCAGACGAAGAGACACCAGATGGAGTAGCGGCGTCTTGTTTTATAAATGCAATTTTTTCTTCTGGTGCAATTTCGTTAGCCGCATCTAGAAGACCAACTACTCTTATATGATATTCTTGACCAGAAACAAGAGTTTTATTCCAATAAAGAGTCAGTGTTCTGGAAATTGTATTATAATCAGCTAATGTATTTATTTTTTTAAATGGATCTTGTACAGATGTTGGAGTAGCAGCAGATGTCTGAACAATGAATTTATCATTAACTATTGAACTTATTTTGATAGTTCTGCCAAACTTGATTTTTACTCTATCAAGGTTAACAGCTGCATAATCAATTAAATTCAACGGCACGGCAAACTCCTAAAACATCTACCTAACTAGTAACTAAAAAACAAAAAAAGATAAGGGGTGGCTTTGTAGCCACCCCAAATCTCTTCCTAGAGTTTCGTAACTATAATAGCTCTAAGGCCTGTCTATCAGAGCGCGCTCGTAATACTTCTACTGACTTGTACGTCGTAGTTGCGAGCGAGTCTAACGTTCTTTGCAACTGTGATACCCTCACCGTCGCCGAGCATTACGATGTCATAGCGCTCCTTCATCTTCATCTGACGAATGTCACGTGACGGATCATCGAACTGATCTGTGCTCATGTCATCCTTGACGAGAAGAGTGCCAACCTCGTTACGGTCGATTAGGAACAGGTCTGACTTGGCTGGCGTTGCACCGCTCTTAGCAGTAAAGCTAACGAAAGGCGAAACGATAACGTTAAGACCCATTGGAGCTGTGGCATTGAGCGCACCCTCCTTAGAGTCTGGACGGTAACCCCAGCTTGTGTTGACTGCAGCTGCAGATCCACCTGCATGGAAGATTGAGTCCTTGAGGAACAACGACCACATAAGTGGGTGCATGATGAAGTCTGTTGGAACATGATTTTCAGCCATCAAGACTGCGGACATGTCAACGACGTCATCCCAGGTAACGGTATTGTTGGCTGCGCCATTAATATCGCGACCAGTCGTGTCATCTATGCCTGCCGTGTCGTTGTCAAAGACGATTGTTGCAGCGTCCTTAAAGCGACTGAGTGCAATCTGCTCCTTAAGACGTGCCATGGCACGACCTGCGGCGCGAACATGCATTCCTACAATGTCCCAAAGTGAGTCAGCAATAACTTCCTCTGTGAAAGCCAGCTTAACACCCTTCTTTGACACCTTGCCCTCGACTTGCTTTGCAAATGCGAGTGCCTGCTCTGGGTATTCTTGTCCTTCTGGAATCTCAGCAGCTTGAATTGCGTTTACCGCTGGGAATTCCAAAGAACGACCCTTGCCGAGGCGCACTGTTGAAAGGAGCGGAGTCACCAAAAGCTGTGGTTCGGCTGCCTCTTTCAGAGTACGCGAAATGACCTTAGGGAACAGCGCTGCTGCATCAGAAGATGCAAAGGCCTCCTTGATTGTCACTCTGTTCTCTGAATCGATGTAACCATCCTCAGCAAATGCGGCTTCCCAAGCTGGGAGACCCGAGAGGAGTTCTTGTATTGTCTTACTCATCTTAGGATCTATCCTCCTGTTGTTGTTTTCTTACTTTAGTTTAGAGCGCCAGGTTAACGCGGAATGCGCCAATGACGTTCGTAACATCCAAATTGGAACGGATGCCCAACTTGTTCTTAAAGGTGCCTTCACGCGTAATTTCATATACCGTCTTCAGAGCACCCGGATCTGATGGCAGTTGCATATAGGAAAGTAGACCGTCATCAAAGTTTGTTGCAAACTTCTCGACTTCGATTACCTTACCAACACACAACCATGGATACAAAGTCATGTCGGCTGTTGCCAACTTTCTTGCACGACCCATAAAGTCAGCTGCAATCAAGTCACCAGCAGCAACATCAGCATTTACGTTTGTAACCATGGGATACTCTACATAGCCGTGTGTAATGAATCCGGCACCTTGCGATGTGCCCTTGTCAAATGGCCTGTAAAGATCGTATTGTGCGCAGCCAACTGGGACTGAACGGGCACCAACTGCCTGTGTGTCGCCAGAAGCACCAGCAACTGGTGTTGCACCGGCTAGTGGGTTCCAACCCGAAATAGTGTCACCCCATGTTACCGAGGCTGAGCTACCGTTAGCTGGAACAAAACGCGAATCGCCACTATCATCTGTTACGACCGAAAGAATTGTACCTTTCGGAATAACGACTTCGAAACGATCATCTTCTGAATCTGAATACCAAGTTGGAAGTGCAACTGACGGAAGAATGTAGGCCGAAGGTGCGACACCCTCTGAAACTACAAAACGACCTGCGCCAGTCTTGGTCCCTACTTTGCGAAATTTTGCTAAGCTCATGTGATTATCTCCTTATTTTTAAAGTTTTTTGCGACCCATCAAAGCATCAACCAGAAGATCTTCTAGCATTGTTTCAGCTGTATTTTCCTCTTTATTTTCAGCGGCTTCGACCTCTTGATCAATTGTTAATACATTTTGCTCTTCGTTAGATACTACTTCGCTTTCAACATTAATGTCAACAAATTCTTTTGTTTTTACTGAATTAACTACTGGTAGCTTTGCCATATCCCTCAATGAATCAGCAAGTGATGTAGCTGTTCTCTTCGTATGATCTTCGATGAGAGCATCTCTATCTTCTGCTGATTCGATTCCAAGAGCAATTTTTGTATCAATAACCCTTTCAACCAAAGTGCGATGAAGTGCTTCTTTGAGTTTTCTATTTTCTTCTTCGAGAGACTGAATTTTCTTTTGAGTCTCATCAGCATTTTGCTCAGCATTTTCTTTATTGTCACTGAGTTCTGCTTTTGGCTCTTCAGTCTCTTTTGCTTCTTCTGTTTCTGTTGAAGAAGCCTCTTCTGGTTTTTCAGCGTCTACAGATTCAACAGCTTGTTCTGCTTGTTCTTCTGTCTTTTCTGAATTCTCAGATGAGATCTGTTCTAAAGCCTTCTCTGGATTTTGTGTTGGATTTACTATTCCAACAATACCGATCATTAACTGGCGTTTCTAATTCTGTTTGGTTTTCCTCAGCGGATTTTGCCTGTAGATCTTGAGCTAGCGCCTCAACAACCTCTAAAACATTTTCTTCTTTAACTTCTTTATTCATTTTAGGGTTCTCCTCATGCTTTCCATCTACACTATTCTGGACAAATAGTAATGTATTATCTTTCTGCCTATCAGTTTCACTTTCCTGTATAGCCATTGCTGTTAAAAACGCACCTTTAAGGTGCAAAAAGACTGGTCTTGATTCCTTTTTTTTGAAACCATTAAAAATTGACTCATTTTTTTCAACTGAAACTATATCCTCTTTATCCATATGAATAATAAAAGCCGTTGTTTTAGCCGTCCAATTGTCTGAATCAGCCGTTTTTACAGAACCATCTATTTTTTTAGAAGATCTTACTCCAGATCTTTGATCTGCTGGCTGATTAACGAAAGAATATTCTTTAAAAGCGATGTCTTGCATGTCTATAAATGCTAATTTGCCCTTATAAACCTTGCCTCTCTTATATTTTGAAAATTTTGGTCTACCATTATCATCTTCTTTGGCTAAATCATCACCAGATATTGAACAAATGGCTTTACCAGCTCTTCCCCCAACAGAACCGGTCAGATATCTTTTATCTGCAATTTTTTGAACTGCCGATGGATCAGTAATCGCTATCTGAAGTCTGATAAAATTATCACCATCTGCCTCTTTATCCATTTTGGCTGCAATAACTCTACCGATTGGTTCGCCATTAAGATCGTGATTTAAAATAATTGGTTTTGGATAGGGTTCAACCCAGGATTGTAAGGACTTTTCCAGCTCAGCTGCAGAGTAGTTGTTATAATTTACGGTTAATCCGCTCATGAATTGCGGCTACTTCAATAATTAAACCATATTTTTCATTAAAAGATTCAGAAAACTCTGTTTGCAGTTTTGAAAAGTCTGGTAGTTCAAGAGTAAAATTCTCTGTGAAATCAAAAGCCATTTTTATCTCCAAACATAACTATTCGCTATTTATAGTAAATGCACTATTTATAAGATTAAACAATATTATATAAATATATCATACTTTCTACGACATCTTTAAATGTTCAGAACCTCTTAAATCGCCTTCTCTAAGAAATCTATTAAGCATTGCTCTGTGCATTATGTGTGGAGCATAAATATAAGAGGCTGAAAAAAGGCTTAGCCCGGCTTTGGCGGCATTTGCGCACCACCCCAAATCCTCACCCTGACTGTGTAGTTCATAATTAATCGTTTGATATGTCGTCTTTGACATCATTTTTGCTGCCATGATTATATCAGACTTAAAATATTCTCCTAAGGGATATCTTTCTTTTCTATATCCCTGTCCGCCTGGTTTATCTATCCAATTCATTACGCTGGGATACATTGTGTCATTCGGGGTCATGAACATAAGTGGGCTAACCGCATCTGCACCATCTTGGATATGGCTGACTAGATAATTTATAGTGTTTGAATTTGTTAAAAGAACATCAGAATCAAGACTAAAAAAATAATCTGGATTTATTTCTCTTACCTTTTCTAACATTTTATTTCTTAAAAAGACCATGTTTAAATACTTGGACATACTCCAAGATCTTGAATTTTCTTGATGATTAAAATGGGTTATCTCATTTCTTACATCAATTTCAAATACCTCAATACTTGGTCGAGCATTTCTATACTTTGTTAACATAAATATGGTTTCTTCGTCATCTGGAGAGGTCTCAAAAACAAAACCAATTTTTGAAAAATCCAATTCTTGATTTTCAATACAAGATATCCAATAGGGAAATATCCAATCTCTTTTATATATGGGACACCCTATTAATACATTAACCATTAAAAAAGAAAACCCCTATTCAGTGACTGCGGTAATCGGCTCATCTTTTTTTGTCTTCTTTTTTGGAGATAGTTTTTCGTTGACTGTTTCAACCTGAACCGATTGCACTGTTTGTGGTGTTTCTTTTGTGGGTTCAAGAATTTCGACAATAGGAAAAACTTTTTCAACAATTGAATCAATTACATCAACAAGTATCTCAAGCGCTAAGCGAGTTTGACCGTTGCGAACTGCTGTTCTAAAATCTTCCAAAATATCTTGCTCTTCAATATTGTTAACATCAGACATTTTTATCACCCTTTTCAATATCCGTTCCTATTACATTATACTCTTTTTCTAGGAGACTTTCAATTACTGTTAAAAATTTATTATCATGTCTTCTAATATTCGGAGAAGAAGAGCGGCCATTTTGGTTCTGTGGTCTTGATTTATTTCCAGCTCCTTTTCTCGGGTTGGGCAGGTTTCTTTGACCGGCTGGTGCAGATTTTTGGCCGTCGGAGTTTTTCGGATCTGGTACGTTTTTTGCAGATACTTCTGCTTGAGCGCTAGCTATATTGATTTGAGTTTTAGCCTGTAGACCGCTATATAGCTCTTCGTCATTAACATCGGCACTCATGCCCAATGCTAACCTAACTTCGCTAAGTGTTATCGTATTATTCACAAACTTTTGAATAATATGATTTTCTTTTTTAACTTGAGTATCAACATCTATTTCTTTAAACTTAAAAAAGCATCGATCTGATTCGCCAACTATAGATGGATTTATAGTTGGATCATATCCACCTTCAAATAATAGTTCATTAAATATATTAAGTCTTATCATCTCGGCAAAGATTTTTTGTGTCTGCTTTATTTTATCATATAAAGCAACATCTAGTCTGTCGGTTACAGATCTATTGCCACCATTCATCGTCATGCCCAAATGATGGGGGGCAACACCCAGGCCAACTGCTACTCTTTCCTTAAAATGGTCTAAGTATTTAGAAGCATCTAACGCTGTATTTTCAGAGCCAATAATTTCTATATCATGTCTAAATGGTAAAATCAACCCACCTTCAGCTCTTAAATTTTCTATTTCAAGAGCAGCTTGTTCTATTTCTTGCGGCTCCGCTGGCTGTTCAGCTGTACCAATCTTATATTTATACAAAGGAAATAGTTCTCTATGAACTAGGTTTTGTATATCTTCCTCAATTTGCCTTAGGGCAATTACGTCATCGAGTACGTTGCTTATGTATGGAGTGCCAAATGCTCTTCCGGGTTTTCTATCTAAATGAAGATGAATAACCCTATCTGCGGACCAAACAGGATCTCTATCAGTTGGTGAATAAGTTAGGGGATCAGTAGCCTGCTGATAAGCTTTTGGTCTATTGTGTTTGTCTCTAAGAATTCTCACTTGCTCAGTTGGAATAAGATAGTATCCAGCTATTGGATACTCAGCATTCACCGGCGCAAGTTTGCTGGGGAAATATGAGGCAATATCGCCTCTTCCTTTAACTACAAAAGCGTTCCCAAATTTAAATAATTGGTCTGAAACTTCAATCAAGAAATCTAGAAATGGTCTTTTCATCGCCATTTCCATATAATCTATTCTTTGGAGTAGATACGAGACTGCGTCTTGATTTTCGGAGACTATTTCCCACCCTTCTTTCCAAAAAAGTTCTTTGTGTTTTGATATGGCCTGTTTTACATAAGAATCCGTATCAATGGCCTGTAATATTCTATCAAAATCATACGCAGGTGGCTCAAATGAGGCTCTCTTAGCAAAGAAATAGGAAGTACCCTGAAATCCCAATGCCAGGGTAGCGACTCTCATTGTTTTGGAAATAGATTTTATATCATCTGACGATAGAATTTTTTCTTTTGACCCCAATTCTTCGCCTGTAATAGAAAAAGGTAAATAATCTTTAAGTGCCATTTTACATCCTTAATATAGTTTTACGGGGTAATAGTAAGGCTATATTGTCTGGGCTGTATTTTATACAGATTCTATCATACCCGCTGAATCAAACGTTTTTTTAATTATGAGACCCTTAACAGCTTCAAGCCAAAAAATCGTCTCTGCTTCAGAAAAATCGCTTTTATAGGAAAGATTTTTTTCAGAAATCTTTATTTCTACCTTAAATTCTTTTGTTTCATTTTGTGCATCGCTCATTACTTTTGTCCTCTCATATTATTGATAATATTTGTTAACTTTTTAATTGTAGCATCTTTTACCACAAGCTCAATAGTCAATTGGGCTAGTTTTTCCTGAAAAGACGCTATAACCAAATTAATATCCAGCTCAGAACTAAAATCTTTCTGGGCTTGGTTAGGCTGCTGATTCTGCGCAACAGCTCCCGATAACGACTGTTCTGCCTCTTCAATGTTAGAAGTTTCTTTGGACATCTTTCTATTATACCATTTTCTTTTTGTGTTTTCTATCTTTTATGAAAATTTTTAGTTTGATTCTAGTAAAGTTAATCTCCCATTTAAATCATTAATAGTTGCTAAGAGATAGGGTATAAATTGATTATAAGAAATTTGTTGATATTCTGCGATTCTATAAACACCATCTTCCATAAATTCATAAGGTCCAGCTCCATAAATATTCATTTGATCTTCATTAAAATACAATCCATCATTCAAATAGGAATGAACAATATGTCTTTCAATTGGGTCAAATGCTACCATTTCCGGAAAAACATCAGCGATTTCGTCTGCTATTAATCCAACAGAATGTTTTCCTCGCAGCCATTCTTGTGGAGCTTCATCAATGTAATTAAATTCTTTTACTGATAGTGAATATATTTTGTTGAGTTCTTGCTGAGAAACATTAGTTATATTCTCCTTTAATCTTCTATCAGAAGTTAGTGTTCTTTCAATGTAACCGTTTTACATTATTGTCATTGTTGACAATAAAAAGTAATCTTCCACCAGATGAATTAGTCCATCCAAAAGCTAATCCAAACGAATCTGCGCCCAAATTTGATGCTGTGTAACGAATTCCGGTTTCACTGTTTACTGTAAGTTTGCTAGAATATCCGACTTGAAGAGATTTCTTTTCCAAGAAATTTATCGTCTGTGCCAATAAAACTAGAAGCGACTACCGTGCCTGAAGTAGAAACACCACCTGCACCCAAACTTGAACTAGCACCGCCGCCAGATTCTAAGGAGAAACCTCCTGCTGACACTTTTGACGTAAAATCGCCAAAAGCTACGCTTAAAACTGGTTCGCTGGAGGTGCCGACTACTGGATGAATCTTTACACTTCTAATCCCCGACTCTTCAGAAATTCCTTGACTTGTAATGCTATATGGCCCAAGTTTCCCCGCAGTTGCGGTTATTTCTCCATCGGAAGTAACTATAAAAGTTCCGTTGCCTATATCAATTGATGTTCCTTTAATAGTGCCGCCAGTAACCAAATCTCCAGATATAGTTCCAGAGGTTGCGGTTATTCTTCCTGTGATGTCTGCGTTTGTAGCTACAATTGACCCATCATTATTTACTGAAAAATTTGGAAATTCTATTTCATTATTTCCTGATGTATCTAATTGAATATACCTTGTTGTATTTCCGGCCTTAAAATATACCGAGTTATCCGATCTTTGAATCCAGG